TTATCTCCCTAAAAGACCGGGTTTAAGGTCTTATTTTTATGTAAATTTGTCCGGAACGACGTAAAACTAGCAGCACAAGGGAAGCGACCCCGTAAAAAGCGTAGTGAGAAAGGAAGAAAAAATGAAACGAAAATTTTTAGAAGACCTTGGACTGACAAAAGAACAGATGGATAGCATTATGGACGAAAACGGCAAAGACATTGAAGAAGCCAAAGGAAATCTGGATCAGGTAAAAACGGAACTGGATCAGACAAAGACTCAGCTTACAGACCGGGATGCCCAGCTGGAAACCCTGAAATCTGCAAGTGGCGACAATGAAACATTGCGACAACAAATTGCAGATTTACAGGCCGAGAATCAGAAAAAAGAGGAAGATTATAAAAACGAGATTAAAAACCTCCAGCTGGATAGTGCTATCAAGGCAGCTATCGGAGAAAGCGCGCAGGATGCAGATCTGGTGGCGAGCCTCATCGACAAAGGAAAACTGATTCTTGGTGATGACGGAAAAGTGACCGGTCTGGAAGAACAAATGAAAACTTTAAGAGAGAACAAAAAGTTTCTCTTTAAAGAAGAAAAATCAGAGCAAACACAGGGCTTCCGAACAATTGTCGGATCCGGAAAAAACCAGGAACAAAAATTGAAGACGGAAAATGGAACGATCGACATGAAAGCTGCCATTGCTGCAAAAATTCAGTCGCAGGTAAATGATTAGGAGATGAAGAAATGCCAGTAACATTAGAAGAAGCAAGAAAAAACGTACAGGATGACCTCCAGATGGGAGTTATTGACGAATTCAGAAAATCCAACTGGATCTTAGATCATATCACATTTGATGATGCGGTATCACCAACAGGAGGAGGAGCCACACCAACTTACAGCTATACACGGTTGAAGACACAGCCAACAGCACAGTTCCGTGAAATCAACAAAGAGTACACAGCGAGCGAAGTAACAAAAGAAAGACATTCTGTCGATATCAAATTATTCGGTGGAGCTTATGAGATTGACCGTGTGATCGCCAACATGGGCGGAATTGTTTCCGAAGTAGAATTGCAGCAGTCTCAGAAAATCAAAGCAGCGCAGGCTCTGTTTAATGATACATTCATTAACGGAGATAGTGCGGTAGATACAAATGCTTTTGATGGATTAGAAAAAGCACTTGCTGGAAGTTCTACAGAATACAATACCGGCGATACGGTGATTGATTTATCCACAAGTGAGTTGGTAACAAAAAATTATCAGTATTTCCTCGACATGCTGGATGAATTTTTAATGGGACTTGACGGAACACCTTCTTTTATCGCAGGAAATACAAAGATGATCGCCAAACTGAGAGCCTGTGCAAGAAGAGCATCTATGTATCAGACTACCATCAACGAATGGGGAGCAAACGTGGAATCCTATGGAAACATTCCATTCGTTGATATGATGACAAAAGCAGGAACAAATGACGATGTAATTAAAACGGAAGACAATGGAACCACTTCACTGTATGTGGCAAGACTTGGCCTGGACGGTCTTCATGCGGCATCCTTTGCCGGAATGGCACCTGTACAGACATGGTTACCCGACTTTAAAACAGCAGGAGCGGTAAAGAAGGGTGAAGTAGAAATGAACGCTGCGATTGTGTTAAAAGCATCAAAGGCAGCAGGAGTATTTCGAAATATCAAAGTAAAATAGAGGTGAGCTGTATGGCTAAGATATACGCTCCAAATAAAGAGTACACTGGCATTAGCGCCAGTATCTCTTTTTGCAACGGAGAAGGAAAGACGGACGATCCACATTTAATGGAATGGTTCCAGAACCACGGATATATGGTCGAAACTGAAAAAAAGAAGAGAAGTACAAAGGCAGGTGAATAGCCATGTATGAGCCTTATGCAGGTATAAATGACTATCATGCCCTCTATAAAGACACTGGCATATCGGATGAGGAGCTGGAAGCAACCTTAAGGGCAGCATCAAGGCATATCGATTCGTTGACTTATAATCGGATCATAGGGCGTGGATTTTCAAATTTAAGTATGTTTCAGCAGGAAGTGATCCGGGAAGTTGTGTGCCAGCAGGCAAAATTTGAATATGAAAACCGGGACGAATTGGATTGCATATTATCCGGATACTCTATCAATGGTGTATCGATGACGATTCAGGCGGGATGGAACATATTTACGGACAAAGGCGTGGCCATGAAGAGAGATACATACAGCCTGTTGGAACAGACGGGACTCTGCTGCAGATCTTTGAGGGGGTGTATGAGATGAGATATCCATGTTTGGTCCCTCTCAAATATTGCAAAACACAGATTCATGTGAGCATTGATCAGGAAGGAATTTCCGAAGACGGAGAACCATTGAAAGCGTTCGAAGCGGATTTGTTATGCAATTATCAAGACAATGCAAAAACGGTGCTGACAGCAGAAAAAAAGCTAGTGCAGCTATCCGGAACAGCGATGTTTCCAGGAGACATTGCCCCGGACCTCCCTACTCTATCCGGAGGCACTGTGATTATTTACGGGGTAGAGAGGCGCATTTTTCAGGGAATGAAAGCCAGAAATCCAGATGGAACAGTGAACTATACAAGACTGGATGTGATTTGATGATAAATGTAAGTTCCAAAATAACCATTGATAGTGGGATGATAAAGAGAATCTCCAAAAATCAAATTACAGCATTGGAAAAGACGGCGGAAGCACTTCATACAGAGGTAGTACAAGCCCAGGTGATGCCCAGGGATACAGGAACGTTGCAAAATGAGAAAACTTTTGTTGATTATTCACAATCCGGCCAGGGAAAAGCAAAAATAATCACAGAAGGACCTTATGCAAGGCGGTTATATTTTCACCCGGAATATAATTTCCAAAAGAAAGAAAATTCTTACGCGATGGGAAAATGGTACACCGCCTGGCTACCGGGAGGAGAAAAACAGAATTTTGCCGTAGAGACATTTAAAACGTTTGTAAAAAGGGGAATGCCATAATGCTGTTATTATCAGATGTCAGAGATTATTTGAAAACACTGGGAATAGCGGAACACTATTACATTGGAAAGCTGGACGGTAAGCAGGAAAAATCGTTAGGAGTGTACCAAAAAGATCAGGGTGGATACAAAGTTGCTTTGGGTGGATTAAAGAATAAAAAATATGAAAAAAAGAGCGTGTCGCTTCTGATTCACTGGAACAAAAATGCCAGGGAAACAGAGGAACAGGCTCTTTTTATATTTGATAAGCTGGAGAATATAAAGCAGGTTACGATGGGCGAGACCTTAGTTTATTATGTCGCTCCACAGGTAGGGGAACCAGTAGATGTTGGAACGGATGATAACGGGGTTTACGAAAGAGTAATATGGCTTGATCTGTATCACGAAAGGAATAGAAAAAATGAAAATCAAGAATAAGACGGAGAAGAACCGAATGAAAATGAATTTGCAGTTTTTTGCAGATAAGGCAAGCGGCGTATACCCTTGCTATGAGAATCAGTTCCAGATTAATACATCGGGTTCTGGAACTGCATTAATGAAAGATATAGCAGATTGCGAAACATTTAGCGTTTCTTTCGACAATGGAATAGAAGAGTGGACGCCTTTTAATACGGAAGGATGGATCCGGCGATTGATGACCGGAAAAGCATTAACGATTTCTGTTACAGCAAAAAGAAATGTGGGCGACGCAGGAAATGATGCCGTAGCGGCATTAGCATGGGAAAACGGAAGAAATGCGGAGAGAGATTTCCAGTGGACCTTCCCGGATGGAACAGTAGTGAAGTTTGAAAGCGCCGTGATCAATGTAACAAATATTGGATCAGGAGATTCTACGGCGGTAGCACCTTTGGAATTTGAGATCATGAGCAATGGAAAACCGACGGTAACTTCAGCAACAGCGTAGGAGAGGGAAACCTCTCCTTTTTTAACAGGAGGAAAACAAAATGGCAAAACGAATTGATATTACAGATAAATTAAATTTTGAAGAAAAACCGATCATCGTGGTAAAAGGAAAAGAAATCGAAGTAAACAACGATGCATCTACGGTGCTAAAAATCCTCGGAAGAGTAGAGGATGAAGGAACTGAAAACCTATCTTCGTTGACGGCCATGGCCGACATGCTTTTTACAGAACAGGGAAAAAAGAATTTAGAATCACTGAGTCTGAACATTAATGATTATGCCAAAGTTGTTGGAATAGCCATGGATTTGGTGATAGAGGATGAAGAAACGCCGGGGGAGCTAGAGAATGCTGGTACGATCTCTTCGGAGACTGGGATTTAATCGTATCAACATTCCTGGAACAGTATGGCGTCCGAATTTATTCTGAAACATTTAAAACAATGAGCTGGGATGAGTTTAAAGCGTTGCTGAGAGGTGTAAATACTGATACCCCACTAGGAAGGATGGTAGCCATCCGATCAGAAACAGACAAAGAAGCTCTAAAGAATTTTACACCGGAAATGAGAAGGATTCGTTCGGAGTGGATGATAAGAAATGCAAAGAGAAAATCCGAAAAAG